CTTTTCCGTTTTCACCGACACAAGAGAGCACAAGTCATGACTAAGGCTGGACAGGGTCAAACAAGGGCGCTCAAGGTCGTCTCAGAGGCGAACAGGGAAGAACAGGGAATCTCTCCTACACCAGAGCGTCTAATCGGCTCAGGAACGCCCAGAATCCACTCTAGGCTCAACGATTTACCGTCTAAGGGCTTGGAAATCATCGACTTTGCTTCTCAGATAGGCATTGATCTAATGCCGTGGCAGAAGTTCGTCTTTGAGCACGCGCTCAAGGTTAAGCCGGACGGACGCTGGCACGCGCCTTTGGTGGTGGTCGTTGCAGCTCGTCAGAATGGAAAATCTACGATTATGGAGATGTCGATTCTGGCTCGGCTTTTCCTGTGGCAAGAATCGCTCCAGCTTGGTTCGGCTCACGTACTAACTACATCACTTGAGACATTTCGGCACGTGGTCAGCATTATCGAGAGCAACGAAGTTCTGGCTAAGCAAGTCAAAAAAATCCGATGGGCTCACGGATCCGAGGAGATTGAGCTGATGTCCGGCGCTCGCTATGTGGTCAAGGCGGCAAATGCAGCAGCTCGTGGATTTGCTAAACCGGAAACCGTGTACATGGACGAGACGCGTCAGCTTAAAGATACCGAAGCCTGGTCAGCTATGAGATATACGATGATGGCCGCTAAGAATCCGCAGCTTTGGACATTTTCAAACGCCGGAGATCAACATTCTTTGATTCTCAATCAGCTACGCGAGCGCGGTATGGCATCGGCTGCTGGTGGAAACGATGACATCGCCTATTTCGAATGGTCAGCATTTTCGGACAAGATTGAAGATGAAAAGAATTGGGTCGCCAGCAATCCGGCACTTGGTCACACAATCCACGAAGATAATATCCGCGCCGTTCTCAATGATCCGCCAGATGTAGTTCAGACGGAAGTGTTGTGCCGATGGGTCAATACAATCTCCGGAGCAATTCCTGTAAAGGAATGGGAAGAGTGTGGATCTGATGAGATTCATCTCGACGTTGAGAAAATGACGTGGTTTGGCCTTGATTTAAGTCCGGATCGTAGAGACGGGGCACTTGTGGCCGCCCAGAAAAATTCGGACGACACTTTCAACATCAAGCTTCTGCATACCTGGCACAATCCAATCTCGTTAGACGATAAAGCTATCGCGAACGACATCGCGCCCTATGCCAGAAAATATCCGCTTGAATATGTTGCTTTTAGCAAGAGAACAAGCTCTGCCGTAGCTGCGCGACTTGCGCCAGCCGGAATTCCGGTCATTGACATCGATGGCGCACTTTACGGCCAGAGCTGCGATGAATTGCTCGGTGCAATTACCTCAAAAAGATTGATCCACGGGAAACAGGCAGAATTATCCAAGCAGATATTATCGGCAGTCAGATTGCCAATGGGAGATGGCGGCTGGATTATCGGACGGCGCGCCTCTTCGGTCGCGGTCTGTGCAGCCGTTGCTTCAGCTCTAGCGACACACTTTGCGACACGCCCAGAGATGGAGATGGACATCATGGTCGTTTAGATGTATAGCGAGCCTTTAGACTTATCCACATGGGTCTATTCTCGCGCACAGTAACGACCGCAGCTCCGTCTGCGACTTCTGACATTGAGGCATCTTTAGCGCCAGTAAATGTCACTAGCTCTCTCTACAATATCTACGGCGTCGCTGGCATTACTGCATCACGCGTCGAGTTTATGTCAGTGCCAACGTGTGCCAGAGCTCGAAACATTATTTCGTCAAGCGTTGCATCAATTCCGCTTAAGGTTCGCACTCGCGCCGATGGTGCTCGCGTTGAATCTCCTCCAAAGGTAATTAATCAGCCAGATCCACGCGTTCCAGGCTTTGCAACTTATGCCTGGCTTGCTGAAGATTTATTGTTATACGGATATGGCTACATGCGTATCTTGGAAATCTATGCAGACACATATCGCATTCGCAGTGCAGAACGCATTGATCCAACTCGCGTCACAATTAAAACTAATGCGCAAGGAACAGAAATCGATTATTATTGCGTGGATTCGATTCCAGTTCCATACGAAGGCGTCGGAAGCCTTGCAGTATTTTACGGCGTAGATGAGGGCATTCTCAATCGTGCCGGTCGCACAATCAAAGCTGGTGCAGAGTTAGAACGCGCTGCAACTATGTACGCACGCGAGCCAGTTCCAACGATGGTCTTGAAATCTAATGGCACTGCACTTCCAGCAGATCGCATCGCAAAGCTTCTCGAATCTTGGGGGCAGTCACGTCGCAATCGTTCAACTGCATTTTTGAATGCTGACGTCGAATTGCAGACTTTAGGATTCGACCCAGAGAAATTGCAGCTCAATCAAGCCCGTTCGTACGTTTCAACTGAGCTCGCCAGAGTTACGGGCATTCCGGCTTATTACGTCGATGCAGAATCCGGATCTAGTATGACGTACACAAACGCCACACTTGCGCGTCAATCTTTGCTGGACTTCTCTTTGCGTCCGATTATGTGTGCCATTGAAGAGCGTCTTTCAATGACTGGAATGGCTAATGATTTCGTTCCAGCATCACAAGAAGTTAAATTCGATTTAGACGATTACTTGCGCGGATCTGCAAAAGAACGCGCAGACGTTTACAAGATTCTCTACGACATCGGAGCTCTTACTTCCGATGAAATCCGACTAGAAGAGGAAATGATCCGATGAAAGAAATGAAGCCAACTCCAATGAATCTTGACTTTTCAATCAAGGTCACGGCGACAGATTTTCCAAAGCGCGAAATCTCTGGCCGCATCGTCACCTGGAATGAAGAAGGCTCTACATCAGCCGGATCAACTATGTTCAAGCCTGGCTCAATTACTTTTAGCGATACTACAAAATTATTACTTGAGCATCGTCGTGAATCTCCAATCGGATTCTTAAAGAGCTACGACGAAGATGAAGAAGGTATTTATGCCACATTTTCCATCGGCAAAACAACTGCCGGATCTGATGCTTTGGAAGAGGCATTCACTGGATTGCGTGATGGATTTAGTGTCGGTGTTCTAGCTGAAAAGTATAAGAACGTCGATGGCGTTCTAGTAATTAGCGCAAGTGCGCTCAAAGAAGTCTCTCTAGTAACAGAGCCAGCCATAAGAAGTGCAAAGGTGGCGGTCGCAGCTAGTGAGCCAGAAGATTCTGAATCCGTCGTGGAAACAGAAGAACAAACTACCGAAGGAGAAAACGAAGTGGAAACAACTCCAACCGTCACAGAAGCACCAGCCGAAACGGTTGAGGCTTCCAAAGTCGTACAGGCCGAGGCAACTCGTCCGCTCTATTTCACATCACCACGATCACCAATTACAACTGGTGGCGCATATCTTGAGCACACAATCAAGGCAGGACTTGGCAACGAAGATTCTCGTCAATATGTAAAAGCAGCTGACGATTCATTCACAACAAATCCAGCGTTCTCACCAGTGTCATATGTTCGCGATGTTGCACAAAACACAAACGCAGACCGTCCAGTAATTGACGCATGCGGTGGAACACGTCCATTAAGCACATACGGAATGACAGTGTCTATTCCTAAAATTACTGCTAACTCAACTGCTGCAACAGTGGCAGAAGGCGGAGATCCAACAGGAACGACCGCGATTACCTCATCCTATGTGAACGCAACTGTAATTAAAAAAATGGGCTTCCAGCGCTACAGCGTGGAACTACTTGACAGGTCAGATCCATCATTCTATGAAATTATGCTTGCAAATCTTCGCGATGCGTATGCTCAGGCAACTGATCAATATGTAATTGCTCAAATTACTGCTGGCGGAACTCAAGCAACTGCAACTGCTGCTGATTCAGCTGGATTGATTTCATTCGTATCAACAGAAGCACCAGCTGCTTATACTGCAACAAAGCGCACTGCTAAGTCATTCGTTTCAGGTACTTCCATCTGGGCGACGCTTCTCGGCGCAACTGATACAACCGGACGTCCAATCTACAACGCTGGAAATCCTATGAACAACGCAGGATCTGCGGTTCCAACATCAATTCGCGGAAACGTTCTTGGACTTGATTACTATGTAGATCCAAACATGGTTGCAACTTCAATCGACGAATCAGCATTTATCATCGAGCCACGTTCAATCGAAATCTTCGAATCTCCAGCTCTAACATTGGCCACAAATGTGCCAACAACAGGCGAGATTGAAATTTCACTCTATGGTTACATCGCAGCTCAAGCCGTCTTTGCAGGTGGCCTACGTCGCTTCAACCTAACCTAAGCAAACTAATCATGGGCTAGGTGCGCTCCCGTATCTAGCCCAGCAGCTCACATAAAGGAGACAGAGATGCCAGCAATCATTACCGTAGCAAGCCTTCGGACGGTTCTTGGCGTCTCTGTCGCCCTTTATTCTGACGCTTATCTTGAAGGAATCATCGATTCTGCTGAGCAGGTAATTCTGCCGCTATTGACTGCCAATCAAAACTCAGTCGCAGCCGTATATCTTCAAAATAATGTCGCCTATTACATAACACAAAAGCCGAACACATTCGTCGCTGGTCAAAGTGTTGTCGTTACCGGTTGCGTTCCAGCTACATTCAATGGAACACAGACAGTCACATCAAATTATTATGATCCTTTTCCTTACTTACCTTTCGCATATCCGGCTCCATATTTCTACTTTACTTCTGCCATTACCAATGCAGACATTGATTTCCGTCCAGTAATTCCTGGCGGTGTAGCTTATCTATCCGGGGCAGACGCGGCCACGCTCTATGCGAATACCGACGCAGTCGAACAGGCGGTCACCATCGTCAGCGTTGAGATTTTCCAGAGCGTGGTCGCTCCAGGTGGTCAGATTGAAGGCGTAGATTTTCAGCCATCGCCGTATCGAATGGGACGATCACTGCAAAATCGCGTCATAGGTTTATTAGGTAATTACATCGACGTCTCAACAATGGCTATGTGATGCCTACACCTACATCAATCGCAATTAACGTCAGAGGCACTCTTGCGACTGCTCTCTCTGGCGTCGTGGCTTCTGTGTATAGCTCACCTCCAGAAGCAGTCATTCCGCCGGCTTGCGTAATCGTTCCCGATTCGCCTTATTTAGAAACGACAACAATCGGCAAATCGCAGGTACGCGTGAAAATCAACTTTGTGGTCACTGCGGCCGTTGCTTACAACAACACGGCCGGAGCACTCGACAATCTTGAGCAGCTTGTTATTAGCATCATGGCAGCGATGCCAGCAGGTTACGAAGTCGGAGACGTTCAACGTCCGACAATCCAACAGGTCGGGGCGACCAATCTACTAGTGGCGGATCTCGCGGTCAGCACTTACTACACACAACAGACAATCTAAGGAGACAAAGAAATGCCAACAACAATAGTCACCGGTCGCGACATAGTTTTCACTCTTGCCACCGTGAATTATGACGCGCAGACAACTGCCGTTACGTTAGTCAATGCACCAGTTATTACTACTTATCAGACACTTGATGGAAAAGCCTATAAGCACATTGATGATCAGTGGACACTCAACATTGAGCTTCTTGCAGACTGGGGCGCAACATCATCACTCTTTGAAGCGATGTGGACTGCGTTCACTTCTGCTCCAAATACTGCACTGGCATTCACTCTGCTCACTGCAACTGGCGCGTCATTCGCTGGCACTGCTTTCCCAGTAGCTCCAACTGCTGGCGGCACTGCACCAGATGCACAGACTGACTCATGGTCAATGCTCTGCGCTTCAACTCCAGTCTTAACAATCAGCTAATCGAAAGAGAAACGGGAGCACATAATGAGACTACCAATCACAATCGAATACACCTCCGGCGAGTTCGGCACTTACACTGCACAACCGCCAGAGTGGGCTAAGTGGGAACAAAAGACAGGCAGCACAATCTCGCAGGCGCAGGAGAAGATTGGAATCTCTGATCTTCTCTTCCTTGCGTGGAATGCGATGAAGCGTGAAGCCGGTGGCAAGCCAATCAAGGGCTATGAAGTTTGGTGTGAAACAGTGGCCGACGTGACAGTCGGTGACGTTCTCCCAAAAGTTACGCCGCCGGAAGCGTAAATCGAATCCTGGTGGAGTTAGCCATAGCCACAGGAATACCGATGAGCGAATGGACGAC